GGGGGGGGGGGGGGGGGGGGGGGGGGTGGGGGGGGGGGGGGGGTGGGGGGGGGGGGGGGGGGGGGGGGGGGGAGTGGGCGTAGGGGTGGGAGTGGGAGTTGGGGTAGGAGTGGTTGTGGGGGTGGGAGTGGGCGTAGGCGTAGTCGTAGATGCATCTATGGGTTCTAGCTGAAGATATACTTTGGAACCATTAATCGGATTACTATTCCAGTCCCAGAGTAATTTTGTATTAGTATCTGAATATGTAATATCATCACCACTTTCGCTAATATAAAATGTTTGATTTTCAGAATCATTAACAACAAACTTTACAGTTGTAGATAAATCTAGTTTGTCTATTGAATTGGTGTTTACGTTATAAACCGAAGGACCAAACCCATAACTGGAAACGACTCCACCTTGGGATTCAGTGATACAAGTATTTTCTAATAAATTAATATTGAGAGAATTTCCAATTTGTCCAGCTTTATCTCCAGTAGTAATAAAAGAAACAATATTACATTTTGTAAATAATGTATTAAGGGATTTAGTGCTAGTTATTTCAAAACTAGCATAAGAATAGGGGTTATTACTATTGTAATTTATATTTAGTGGTATTAACCGTGTTGAAGTGCTAGTATTATTCAATGAATATGATGAAACTGCTGCATTTTGTCTATTTATGTCAGTCAATGTAAAATAAGGTGATCCAGAATTTTGTGCAGGTGAAGTATCTAAAGAAATTTCACCATCCGCTTGAGTATTCAATATAATTCTGGCCGGTGTTCCTATAATTGTCTGTTCATCCTTAGTAACTATAGGTGTTAATGTCAACACATCCACCATAATTATATATATACAAAATATAAAAAATAAAATAAAAAATATAAAATAAAAAATAAAAAATATATTACTAAAACATTTACTTTCTTGTAATAATATATTATTACCAATTCCGGTATAATTAATCCAACGCCCCAGTATTTGATATTATTTCTATATTATCAAATACTGGGATATATGATTCATCTACAATCAAGTTATACTGTTGAGTATAAATATCACCTTGAATTGACTTTGTCCAACCTATAACTGATGAAATAATACCAGGTGTTTCTGTTGTTATAATGGCATCGCTAGATGTTCCTATTAAGAACCATCCTGGGTTAACTTGAATTGTATAAGATATGATAGTAGGTGTAGGCGTGGTAAATCAGAATCTGTATACTGATAAGGCACCACGAAACGTTGAACTCATAATTATCATTGATAAAACCAATTGTCAATCGCAACAAAAAAAACGTAGAATCTTCTAAAGTTGTTGTTCAGGTGGGCAATTATATATATACTTTATAAAACCGTTTTTGTCTCTATTTTTTTTACACCTTTGCACATTTACACCTTTGGACATTTAAAACGCCTACTTGTCTGTGTGTTATCAGTAACAAAGGTAACAGTTACAACGCACTTGAAAAGTGCGAAGGTGTAACACGGATAAATGAATTAACAAGCACACTGCCCCGAATGCATCGCTACGTCGTTCAAACCATACACGGCGATTTTCCCATCCGTACCCTCAAGCACGCGCGCCACCGCATCCTTTGCCGTATCCTCCAATTCATACATGGCAATATCTTCATTAGTTTCATCAAGAATGCGAAACACCGCGTCCATCGCCGTATATGACGACTCAGCTACATAGTTGCGTTCCTCAAGTAAATCGGCGGAAAATTTTGCGGTGTTGTAATGAATGACCCAATGCCGTTTAGCGGCTATTTTGATTTGGCAATTTGATTTATTGTCATCCTCAATCGCTTGGCGTAGCTGGTTTGCCGTTTTATTTACACGCCATTTCAAGTAAACAAACGCACTATAGGCTTTTTTTAAATTCTTACCTTTGTAGGTTTTGGGCGCGACAAGTTTAGTAAAAGTTACACTAGTAACGTCCCCGACGTTATTTTCCATAAAGACCTGTTTCACCTTCTCAATGGAGGCCAGCTGTTCGTCAATGTAGGGAATATAGAGGGAACCGTAGGCCTCATCGTCATACTCCCCGTGATAGTTGTCATTTTGTGTCTTTTCGTAATAGCCGAAATATCTGTTGTAAAGGTCCATCATGGTTTATTTGCTTTTAATCTGTGGCTGCTTAGTTGGTAAATACTATTCATTAAGTCTAGTAAACCCATTTCAATTTTAAAAATTTGTTAAGAAAATTTTAAAATTTTTTACACAAATGTCCAAACGTGTATAAAAATTGAATTAAATATTATATTTATTAATAATGCGCATGATACAAATGGCTCAAACATGTGCTCTATGCGGCAGCGATTGGATTTTTAAAGCACCAAAGGGAATTCATCATTTATGTGAAGAATGTTACTGTCAAATGCGTAAAGAAGTTTCCGAATATCATGATATACAAACAAACGCACATGATTATGTGCTTAATGAAAAGGTCAGCGATGCCATAAGTTTATTGCAATTGGTACAATTAAAACGTAATGAAATAAATAAATATTTTAACAACACATTAAACGCTGGGCACGACCGATTTGCAAATTATTTTATACCGGGATTGATACGAGACCTTGCAAATAATAATAATAATAATAATAATAATAATAATAATAATAATAATAATAATAATAATAATAATAATAATAGAAATCCTAGTGCTATTTGGGATGCCGCCTTCACAGCTTTAGGAAATGCTGAATTATAAAAGGCACATTGTCAGTGTCTATGTTTATCCTTGTATCTGCTTAATCGCTACTTCACAAGCAATTTGTTCTGCTTTTTTTTTAATCTTGTGTAAACCACTGCCGAGAAAGACAAACACGTGCCCCTCTTCTGCCAGCCTCGTTTGAATTTTCTGAAAAGATCCATACACACTAAATGGAACCGCCTCTTTGATATTCACCTGGTGTAGCGGTTTTCCCACGCACAAATAGACACCCATTTCATACCCGAAATCTAGATTATGTGACATTTCTAAGTAAGCCGGGGTGGTTTTAAATTCCTTTTGCACCTTCACCTGAAGAATGTTCTTAAAATTATCATCCGTATTGATAAGACGCACCCAGTCAATGTGTGTTTCAAACACATTTTCCACGAAAATTTGGGCCATTTGAAATCCGGGCCCCGTAACAAAAACATCTTGAAACCAAGATTCATCGTCTTTCACAACAATTTTATTGAAATCTAGGAATAATGCCCCAATAAACGCCTCAAATAAACAGCCTAATTTCTTTAAATTCGTACGTATTTTCTTTTCTTCGGCGAATTTAGAAATTACCAACCATTTATTAATCTGCATATCGTATGCCAATTTTCCAATATGTTCATTCTTCACCACGGCGATTTTCTTCTCCGTCATAAATCCTTCGTCAGCTTTAGGAAAACGGCGATACAGATAATACTTGGTAATCAATTCTAAAACCCCATCTCCAATAAATTCTAACCGTTCATTGGATTTCGTTTTCAACTCTAGACAATCTTTAGGACATTTTACAATCGTAATATCATAAGCTTTATTTTCAATGGCCGGGCGTTTAATATATGAACTGTGAATGAATGCGCGTTTATAAAGTTCAATATTATGAACAGGTGCGTTAATACCGTACTTATTAAGAATAGATTGAACATCGTTCAATGTAATCTCTACATTGTCAGTATTATAGGGATTAAAGATGAGTTTATCTCCACATTTAGTAACATCGCCATCTTGTTGAATAGATTTGATATTACCGGAGTCCGACAATATTTCATCAGAGCTATCGTAGTCGCTGACAATTGTTTCATTGACGTTCATGTTTCTGTATATAAATAGATACAGAAACATGTTTAAGTTCATTTAGCTTAACATTTTAGATAAATGAACTTGCACTATTGCGTTTATAATAATTGGTTTGTATGTACTGATAAATAAATAAATAAATAAATAAATAAATAAGACCAATTAATATAAATATAAAATGTTCTGTAAAAATAAAAATATTTCCCTAATATATAAAATGGTTTTAATGAATGGAAGCAAAAAAGCGCGCAATCAAGATTCTCTTGTTAATCAGACCAACACCATGGGTGGACCTAAGAAAGCCGGTCTTCCTTCTCTCGTTGGGCTTAACTCTAATTTATACAGTGCTGTCACCACCCGCTGTTTCCCTGCTCCTGGGTTCTTTCCTTTAGCCCGCTATGTTAGCACGACGAAGGGTCTTGTTGGTCACCCTCCTCGTTACTTGTAAACAACACTTTTTAGAAAAAAGTGTGACAAAACTGTACTGTTATTAAAAGTACTGCAAAACCGTACTTTTTTAAAAAGTACTGCAAAACCGTGGTCAATTTACCGATAAATTCACACTAAATTTAAAAGTATATTTTTTGCCGTACTTTTCTTAAAAGTATATTTTTTTGCCGTACTTTTATTAAAAGTGTATTTTTTGCCGTACTTTTCTTAAAAGGACTTAATAACTTTTTGCATATAAAAATTATTAAGTTTATCTTTTTAAAATTGATGCTCATAAAAATTGACTATAGAGAGACTGACCTTTTAAGTAAAATAACTACGTTACCACAAAATACGGATATTACCATTCAATCGGCAAATCTGCCTTTAGGTGATATTATCATTTGTACTGACGACGGAAATGAAAAGGTAATTATAGAGAGAAAGACGTTAAAAGACCTTGCCGCCAGTATTCGTGACGGCAGGTATAAGGAACAAGGGTTTCGTTTAAACGCATGTGATTTACCGAATCACAATATTTTTTATTTATTGGAAGGTAATCTTCAAACGTATAAGCCGTTTCATAAAGGAGCAGTGGATAAATACGCCTTGCTCTCATCCATGGTTTCTATTACTTATTATAAAGGTTTCTCTCTTTACAGGGCAAATAGTTTGGATGAAAGCGCTGAATGGCTACTCCAATTTGCTTTTAAAATTGGTAAAGAAGGTGGAAATGCTTTTTATATGCCCGCTAGAGTTGGTCCGTGTAGTAATAATTCATGTAGTAATAAAACGGAAATCATTAATGTAGATGACTCGTATAGCACTATTTTGAAACGCACAAAGAAAAACAATATTACCCCAGAAAATATTGGCGAAATAATGTTGAGCCAGATACCGAACGTCAGTGTGGGTGTAGCCATCACAATCATGGATAAATATAAAACGTTGAAAAACCTAATAGAATCATTAAGTTTAGATAAGAATGCTCTTGATAATATTAAAACCGTCAACAAAGCTGGCCAGTCTCGCAAGATTAACAAGACCACTATAGGAAATATTTATACGTATTTATTGGACACAACCTCACTATCTATTGATACAACTATAGTATAAGCAAAAAATATACGCTCATTTTTGTATACGCTCATTTTTGTATACGCTCATTTTTGTATACGCTCATTTTTGTATACGCTCATTTTTGTATACGCTCATTTTTGTATACGCTCATTTTTGTATACGCTCA